AATTATCTCCATTTATATATTATAAAATCAACAGTCATTGAAACAATTCCATAACGTACAACCTTGGTTCAAACCCAATGATGTAATTATCAAATCTTACAGCAACGCCATATTTTGAGCGGTAGCACTCAAGAGCTTCTTTTAAGAATTCTTCAGTTACATCTAAATATTCAGCCATTTCATTAATTAACAGGTGATTTGCTTTGTAACAAGCTATTATGCCATGTAAACCGATAAGGTGGTTGTAAGCCCAAAACCTTGCTTTTGCTTCCTGTTTTCGGTTAGAAGTATCAGTCAAATCTAAAATATCACCAGTGGATGTATAAAAATGACCGAGTTCTTCGGCGAGGACACATGCTTTTTCTTTCTGTGTAGGTATATCTTTGTTGATAGCAATACGATTACCTTTTATTCTTCCTGCATTTGCGGCAAGAGACTTTTCTTTTGTAATCAGATTATTGTTATCAGCTTCAATAAGTAAATCTTCGTAATTCAAATAAATCCCCTCTTTCAAGTAAATTAATTATGTCCACTCATCATCATTATCCATAATATCATCATCATGCTTTTTGGCTTCCTCTGATTTGCCCTCGTAAGCATGTGCGGCATTAAGAAGCTGTGAATCTGTATATTGAGGAAAATAGGTCAGTTCTTCCACACGTTTTGTTGCTTCATTTTTTCCAAGGTCGTTTAATTTTTCATAGTATTGAAGAATTCGAGGTGCAGGATCTATTCTGTTTATTTTCATAGTGCCTTGATTTAATAATTCATCAATTATATAGCGAATGTTCTCTTCGGATAGAATTTTTCTATTGTCTGGTAAATTAGAATAATCATTAGAAAAAAATAAATTTACAAGATTATTTTTTGGAATGTTTTTTTCTTCACTTATTTTTTGGAAAATGCTATCAAGTTCTGTTCCTAAAATAATATTGTTTTTATGTGATTTCATATTTTCAGATTTGCCGATTAACCAGGAAGGATTTACATTTAAAACGCCAGCAATAGATTCAATAATAGGAAGTTTAATCTTTTCTATTTTTCCATTTTCATATCGCTGTATTGTAGATTTTGCAACACCTATTTTCTTAGCAACGTCTTCCATTGTGTAATTACATGATATACGTGCTTGTTTTATTCTTTTGCCTAATTCAATGTTGTCCATAATTTGTTCGCCTCCTTTTAATGGTATTATATATTATATTATTGCATAGTGCAATAGACAAAATATAAAAAATAAAAAAAAGTTGCATAACGCATTGACAAGAAAGTTGCATAGTGCTACAATAAATTTGCTGAAAGGAGGAATATAAGTTGATTAACACAAACAAAATTAAGGGACGTATGGCAGAACTTGAATTAACTCAGAAAGATGTTGCAAAAATGTTAAACATTGCACAAGCAACAGCGAATCAAAAGATAAATAATGTGAGACCATTGACTTTAGTTGAGGCTGAAAAATTGTGTGAAATATTAGAAATTAGTCCATCAGAGTTTAATATTTATTTTTTTACCAAATAAGTTGCATAACGCAACTCAAGAGCTGAGTTTACAAAAGCGAAATTAATAAAAGGAGGCGATAGAGTGAAATTTGATAATCAAAATTTGAAAAATCGAATTAAAGAGGTATATGGAAATCAAATTGAATTTGCATAAGATTCAATAGGAGGTGAGAGTGTGAGTAAAGAAGAAACAATGACGTATCCAGAGAAAGCAAAGCAGATTATTTCACTTGCTGAAGGAATGACACATTCAGAGTGGAGCAGAATAAATCGTTTAATAAATATCTGCTTTGAATCACAAGAAGCCAAGGTGACATTTGTGCAACCAAAGCAACTTGACCTCTTGATGAAGCAGAATGTTATTCTGTGACAATTTGAATAAATGCAGGATTTATTCTGTAGTCCTTACCTTGGTATTGAATATGCATGTAATCATATTTGAAACAATCAGCATATCGAGAACCTTCATCATATTTTAAATTTTCACGGAAATATGTGACAGGGTCCTGATAATCTGCAACAGTGGCTGTTTCAGTGATATCTATCCATTCACCAAGTAAGCAAGCATAAATTCTCATTGTTCAATCTCCTTTCGTGATTACTCGGCTACGGGCCTGTAATTAAAGTATAGGAGCAGACAAGGTATTAAGCAAGATATTTCAAGCAAGTGACATACAAGGAGGCGAACACTATGAAAATTAAAACAGCAGAAGCGGCGGCTGTAATGGGGTGCAGTCCTCAATTTGTCAGAGTTGGGATGCAACAGGGTAAATTGAATATAGGGGATGCAATAAAAATGTCTTCTGTGTGGACTTACAACATTATTCCCGCCGCCCTGGCAAAACGTCAGGGGATTACATTAGAGGAATTAGAGATAAAAATTAATAAGGTAAGGAACAATATAAAAGGAGAGTAAAACAATGGACAAAATTATTATTCATAAGATTCACAACAAGCCAATAGGTAAAGCAGGTGGTAGTGTGTGGATTTCAAAGGAAGTTAGTGAACAGCTTGACAATATAGCGTTAGAAACAGGTATTGCCAAGCAGAGAATCACAGATTTTCTGCTTAAAAAAGCACTTGAATTAGTAGAAATTGCGGATAGTGAGTTGTAGAAAAGAGGCGAAGAAATATGGATTACAGTTTGATTTATGGCGGTGATGTTACAGTTGAAGATTTACAGCTGCTTAATGAATTTGGTTTTGAGTTTGTTATAGAGGGCGGTCAGATAACGCATGTGTTACACAGATGAAGATGGAAATAAAAAATAAAGGGGTATTAAAGGATGACTGAATATTTAAAAGGTTACAAAGGATTTAAACATGGGCTTATTTGTAGAGATAAACAGTACAAGGAAAACACTGTATTTGAAGAAGATACATTTTACAAATTGAAAGATGGTGAATTTGTTGAGTGTTGAAATGAAAGTACTTAAAAACCATGAAGAATGGCTTGAGCATAGAAAGCATTATATAGGCGGGTCAGAGTGTTCAGCAATAATCGGTCAGAATCCATACATGTCCAATACTGAATTATGGAACATAAAGACAGGTCATGCATTACAACCTGATATATCTGATAAGCCATATGTTCAATATGGTGTGGCAGCTGAACCGCTTATAAGGGAATTGTTTAAGCTGAATTATCCAAAATATGAAGTTTTATATGAAGAAAACAATTCATGGTTTAACAGTGACTATCCGTTTGCCGCTGCATCTTTGGATGGCTGGCTGGTAGAAAGGGAAACGGGCAGGACAGGCATATGGGAATGTAAGACTTCTGAAATAGTAAGCAGTATGCATAAGGAAAAATGGCAGGACAAGATTCCAATGAATTATTACTGTCAGATTCTTCACTATTTAATGGTTCGTACGGATTGCGAATTTGCACATCTTACAGCACTTCTTACATGGAAATTTGAAGATAAAGAAATGTACCAGCAATTACGGAATTATCACATAGAAAGAGAAGATGCACAGGATGATATTGAATATCTGAAAAACAAAGAGTCAGAATTTTGGGAATATGTGCAGGATGGAAAACGTCCAGCATTGGTATTACCTGAAATATAAAAAAATAAAAGCGAGGTAAAAGAAATGGAATTAAAAGTTAATGAGGTGTCGATTCCTGAACAGATTACATTTAATTATGACGAGTTAAAACGTGATTTAATCGACAAAGTGTCTACATATGAAACACTGGTCTATACTGACGACCAAATCAAACAAGCAAAGGCAGACAAAGCTAATCTTAATAAATTAAAAAAAGCCCTTAATGATGAACGTATCAGAAGGGAAAAAGAATACATGAAGCCATTCAATGATTTCAAATCTAAGATTAACGAGATTATATGTATTATTGACAAGCCTGTTGCTGTAATTGATAGACAGGTTAAAGAATACGAAGATAAGAAGAAAACTGAAAAAATGGAAGTTATAAAGGAGTATTGGAATAACTGTGATGTTCCTGAAGGACTTTCGTTTGAAAAGATTTTTGATAATAAATGGCTTAATGCCTCGACTTCCATGAAAGCAATTCAGGATGCAATTAATGAAGCAGTTGAGAAGTTCAATAATGACATGAAAGTACTTGCTGATTTGCCTGAATACAGCTTTGAAGCACAGCAGACATATATTTCTACCATTGACATAGGAAAAGCCCTAAATGAAGCTCACAGACTGTCAGATATGGCTAAGAAGAAGGCTGAAATGGAAGCAGAGCAGGCAAGACGCAAGGCAGAGGATGAAGCAAGGAAGGCTGCTGAACAGATGGTAACCGAAAAAGAATTTATCCCACCTGTAATTGATAAAAAACTTGATGCAGAAGCTTTTCCATCTGCACAGACAGTTGAACAGGCTGTTGTGAACGAATCCAAAAAGCAGTGGATAGCATTCCAGGCATTACTTTCAACAGAAGATGCTCTTGCACTGAAAGGATTCTTTAACAGCAGAAATATTGAATTTAAGTCAATTTAGAAAGGTGGGTAAACAGAATGATTCATGTAGAAAGAAAAACAATTGTGATTAATGGCAACGGAGCTGTTATTTGCTGTGAAATTGAAAGCATTTTAAGAGAATTTAGAAAGTCAGCTGAGGAAAAGCATGGTAAGGAAGCTGCAAAAGAATTGATTGATAAGATTGTGGAGAATTCCAAGAAAACAGATGAACAGAATGAAAAAGAGATAGAAGAACTAAAGAAGCAGGCTTCAGATATATTTCAGAATATTTTAAAGTCGGTTATGGAAGGATTAGGTGAATAATATGAGCGTACAGAACAGTTTAGTTAAGAAGCAGAATCAGAGATTAGGACTTACAGCATACCTTACACAGGATGCTGTTAAGAATCAGATTAATAGCGTTATAGGCGGTAAGGATGGACAGAGATTCATTGCTTCAATTGTATCAGCAGTGAACACAAATCCTGCACTTTCAGAATGTACTAATCAGAGCATATTATCAGCAGCTCTTTTGGGTGAATCATTAAAACTCTCACCTTCTCCGCAGCTTGGACATTATTATATGGTGCCGTTCAATGATAAAAACAAGGGTAAGGTGGCACAGTTTCAGCTTGGCTATAAAGGATATATTCAGCTTGCCATCAGAAGTGGACAGTATAAGAAGCTCAATGTTCTTGCCATCAAGGAAGGTGAGCTTGAGTATTTTGACCCAATGAACGAAGAAATACAGGTCAGCTTAATGGTTAATAAATGGAATGAGCGTGAAGCACTTCCAACAGTAGGATATTACGCAATGTTTGAGCTTACCAATGGATTTAGAAAGGCTATTTATTGGAGCAAAGAGCAGATGGAAGCTCACGCATTGACTTATTCGCCAGGATACAAGGCAAAAAAAGGTTATACATTTTGGGAAAAGAACTTTGATGCAATGGCTTATAAGACCATGTTAAGGCAATTAATCAGCAAGTGGGGAATTATGTCAATTGATATGCAGGCTGCCTTTGATGGCGACATGGCGGTTATTAATGAGGATGGGACCAAGGAATATGTTGAAAATGATGATTCTGTCATTGATATGGAGCAGCCACAGGAAGTATCACAGCAGACGCAGTCAGAAATTTCTGAAACAATACAGCAGCCAACAGATGCACAGATGGCACTGTTTGGAAATAATTAATTCAAGGAAGGGGTAATTCATATGAATACAGTGGAATTGCAGAGCATCTTAGGCGGTGCATTACAGGAGAAGTTCAACAAGTCATTTGAAAAGGTTATTGATAATTTACAGGATGTCAACACATCTTTCAAGGTAAAAAGAAAGATAACCATTTCTTTAAATTTTGTGCAGAATGAAAATAGGGATGATGTGAAAGTTGACGTAAATGTTGTTGAAAAACTTGCACCACAAGCACCAATGGCAACGGCTTTTTCTATTGGCAAAGACTTGAAAACAGGTGAAATGTATGCAGAGGAATATGGCAAGCAGATTAAGGGTCAGATGTCGTTTAATGACTATGTACCACAGCAGGAAGATGAATCACAGAAATTAATTATAGACCAGGCAACAGGTGAGGTTATTAATGATGAGGCTGTTGTTGATTTTAGAAAAGCTAGTGTTATGTAAGAAAGGTTAAAAGGTTAAAAGGTGAATTTTATGATTAAAGAAGCATTACAGTACATAGTTGGTTTAAGTGAAGCAAAGGTTCAAGATATAACACTTCCTGATGGAACAGTTCAGACATATTCAGATAAATCATTATGTCTGTTAAGTAAGGATATTCCAAAGGCTGATTATATCACAATGCATACTCTTACAAGTCTTGTAGATTACATCAAGAGCAACATTGACACAATGGCAGATAAGATGATTGTTGAGGTTGCAAGCCCAACAAAAGTAAGGCTTTTCAGTCCGCTTGATGATAACAGAAAGCGTGAATATCTTGTTGAAGTAGATGCAAGAGTTCCTGAATTTAATTTCAATAATTTTATGGAACAGGAAAAATTCTGTATTAATTTACAGTCAAAATTTCAGGATGAATATGACAGGGCATTAGTATTAAAATTTGCGGGAACAGTTGAAGCAGGAACAGTTGCTGAATATGGTGATGATGGTGTAACACAGAAGGCTACAGTTAAGACAGGTATTGCATCAAAGAGTGATGCACTTGTGCCGAACCCTGTAAAACTTACGCCATACAGAACATTCTTAGAGGTAAAACAGCCTGCATCAGACTTTATTTTCAGAATGAAACAGGATAAATATGATGGAATTGTGTGTGCAATTTTTGAAGCAGATGGCGGTGCTTGGAAGATGGAAGCAGCACATAGAATTAAGGAATATTTGCAGAAAGAACTTATGGGATATCCACAATTTACAGTTATTTCTTAAAGCACTTCTGAAGGAAAATATATATCACACTATCAGCCTTCAAAAAATATAGGTGCAGACAGGGGCAGTTGGTCACTGTTCCCTGTCGGAAAGGAGAAATATGGTAAGAATTGATGATGATTATATTGTTGATATAGATGCAATGAGTTATACGGCCAAGAAAAATACACACAAGAAAGATAAGGAAGGTAATACAATTTATAGCACTATTGGCTATTATGGAAGTCTTGTTAATGCTGTTAAGGGCATATATGAGCATAAGGCAACGAATAAGCTGTCAGAAGGAGAAACTCCCATTAGTGAAGCTATTAAGATACTTGAAGAGCTTAAAGAGGAAATGAACATGAAATTAGAAGGGTTGAATATATGAAAATAGCAGAATTTACAATAAAGCTTCCACCAAGGACAAAGAAGAATAGTCAGCAGCTTATCACGATAGGCGGCAAGCCAAGGATTATACCAAGTAAGCTGTACAAGCAGTATGAAAAGGATTGTGCAGCATTTATGCCGCAGATTGAAACTATAGACAGACCAGTGAATGTTCAGGCTGTGTATTATATGCCAACAAGAAGAAGGGTTGACCTTTGCAATCTGCATGAAGCCTTATGTGATGTGCTTGTACATCATGGAGTTGTTATTGATGATAATTCCAAGATTATAGCAACAATGGATGGGAGCAGGGTTGAATACGATAAAGAGAATCCTAGAACAGAAGTGATTATAAGTGAGGTATAGAGAATGGAAATAAAAGAATTAAAGACAATACATGATCTTGTTAAAGATATTCTTGAAGAACATCCGCAGGCAAGGGATAGCGATAACATTTTATATTATTATGTTTGCAAATACATAGGCACTAAACATGGATTTGATATTGATAAAATGTCACTGCCTAATTTTCTTCTGAACATGAAAAACTATAGGCTGCCATCCATTGAATCAGTTGGAAGAGCGAGGAGAAAGGTTGTTGAACAGCATTCTGAATTAAAGGGTACAGATGTAATACAGAAATATAGAAACAAAAACGAAGTGATATACAGAGAATATTCAAAGGAGTGTAGGGTATGAATAATTTAATGATTTTTGAAGAAAAGGAATTCGGACAAATACGAACGGCTGTATTAGATGGTGAGCCAATGTTCTGTCTGGCTGATGTATGCAGGGCATTAGAAATAGTGAATGTAGGGAATGTAAGACAGAGGTTATCTGTAAAGGGTATCCATACTGTGGATACCCCTACAAATGGCGGAATACAGAAAATGACATTTATCAGCGAAGCCAACCTTTACAAGACAATTTTTCAGAGCAGAAAAGAAAGTGCTGAAAGATTTACAGAATGGGTAACGTCAGAGGTTCTCCCTTCTATTCGCAAGAATGGCGGTTACATAGCAGGACAGGAAACAATGTCTGATGATGAATTGCTTGCTAAAGCGTTGCAGGTGGCACAGAACAAAATAGCTGAAAGAGACAGAGTCATTGAACAGAAGCAGGCAAGAATCGAAAAAATGAAGCCAAAAGAAATATTTGCTGATGCGGTAGCAACAAGCACAACATCAATATTAATCGGTGACTTAGCAAAGCTGATTAAACAGAATGGTGTTGATATGGGGCAGAAGAGGCTGTTTTTATGGTTGCGTGAAAATGGATACTTAATAAAGCGGAACGGTTCAGATTATAATATGCCGACTCAAAAAAGCATGGATATGAACTTGTTTGAGGTTAAAGAAAGCACGGTAAATAATCCTGATGGTTCGGTCCGCATAAACAGAACGACTAAAGTAACAGGAAAAGGGCAGCAGTATTTTATAAATAAGTTTTTATCATAAAAGGCGGAGCAGGGTTATGAGAGAATGGACAAGTGTTGAAGATGGACTTCCTGAACCTTATAAGGATTGTTGGATTACATATGAATTTGCAAGTGGTTCAAGAAATGTGACGGAAAGTTATGTCAATGATAAGGGCAGGTGGAATCTTGCGGCATCCAAGGCATCAAGAAAAGTGATTGCATGGATGTATAGGGATGGTAAGCCTTTACCTTATGGAGAAAATAAGGATGAATTTGAAGAAGGGTGAATTATGGCAGAGAAACGTATGTTTACAATGAAAATTATTGATAGTGACGCTTTTCTTGATATGCCACTTAGTACGCAGGCCTTATATTTTCATTTGAATATGAGGGCTGATGATGACGGATTCATCAATAATCCTAAAAGAGTACAAAGAATGATAGGTGCTTCTGATGATGATTTAAGGCTGCTTATTGCAAAACGCTTTGTAATCTGCTTTGAAAATGGTGTAATAGTCATTAAACATTGGAGGATGCATAACACTTTAAGAAAAGACAGGTACAATCCAACACCTTATCAGGATGAATTGGCGACTTTAGAAATTAAAGACAATAATTCATACACGGAAAAGCCTGATGAACCCTTGAAAATAGAGGGCGGCAACCAAATGGCAACCAAGTGGCAACCAAATGGCAACCAAATGGCAACCCAGTGTAGTATAGTAAAGTGTAGTATAGATAAGTGTAGTGTAGTAGGAGACGGCAACCAAATGGCAACCAATATACAATCATATATACCAATGACAGATAATGAATACAATACATTGATTATAGATTATGGAAAAGAATTTGTAGATTCAAAAATTAAGAGGGCCAAGGAAAAATATCCTCATGCCACTTATAAAGATATATCTTCATGGTGTGAAGAAGATTTCAAGAAGCGACGTGTCAATAATAAATTTAACAATTTCCAACAACGTGATGTTGATGTTGATGCATTAGAGCCGCAGCTTATTAGCAACAACACACAAGCGGATGTATTAGAAAGTGAGGTTACATGAAAACAAAGATTAAAGAATGGATTTTAGTGTTGATATTTTTAGCGTTGATAGTTGTATTTTTACAGGCCTGTGACAACTTTGAATATAAAACGAACCGAAGCAGCGACAAGCAGATTGAACTTAAATTCATAAAAGGGAACAGGACCTTAAAAGAATATGTTGATACAGAAACAGGAGTTCACTACTTTTACACACTGTATGGAAGTCTTACACCTAGATACAACATAGACGGCACACTTTACAAGGATGGTGACAATTGATGAAAGAGAGTGAAGCAAAGGAAATATATAACAAGGCTATTGAGGACTTTATGCAAGCTATTGACAAAGCAGATAGAGAAGGTGTTCTTGACTTTTCCACAATAGAGGGAATTGCAGAGCAGTTAAAGGGGAGTGAATAAATGCGTTGCAGAATAAATAATACAAGCTGCATGGGTTATGATAAAAAGAGAAGGGAATGTATAACAATAGAAAATTGTAAATATCAGGAAGAAAAACAGGTAAGAGCAAAAGAATATTTATCACAGATTGAAAAAATCAATATGATGATAAAAAACAAGGATGCCGAGATTGTCAAATGGAAAGAACTTGCGGACAATACATCAGCTCCTGCTCTTGGCGATAAGGTTAAGACTTCGGGAGTAAAAGATACAATGGCAACTTCTGTTGTGAATTATGTTGATATTGAAAATGAACTATTCAAACAGAAACAGGAGCTTATAAATAAGCATAAGGAGATTGTTCAGACAATAGAAAAACTTCCTGCACAGGAATATGATGTGCTGCATATGATATATATCCAGCTTAGGTCACTTGAAGATGTTGCTGAATATAAGCATAAGTCATATAGATGGGTGACAGCAGTTCATGGACGAGCGTTGTCTAATGTTCAGAGAATACTAAATAAAAGACAAAATGATGACAAAAACAGAGTAGATTGCCTAGTTTTGCCTAATATTTCCTAAAATTGCCGAACATTTCCGAAAGTTGCCCTTGATTGTCATAAATTTGCTTGTTATACTCAAAGAGTAAAAATATATTTATTGGTTTTAAGGCATGATTCTTTTTTGAGAGTTGTGCCTTTTTCTATTGCCTGCCAGGGTTTAGACCTCCTTTACCTGGCGGGCTTTCTGAAGGGTGGTGATTGTGCTGGCAAAACTGACAGCCAAACAGCAAAGGTTCTGTGATGAATACCTGATTGACTTGAATGCCACGCAAGCAGCTATTAGGGCAGGTTATAAAAGGTCAGATTATACAGATACTAACGCAAATAAGTTACTAGAAAATACTAGAATTAAAGAAACAATTGAAAAGGCAATGGCTGAAAGGTCAAAGAGGACGGGTATAAGTCAGGATAGAGTTATTCAGGAGCTTGCAAGGATTGCTTTTGTTAATCCTATAGATGTAATAAACACAGAAAATGGTTCAGTCAGTGATAGTGCATCAGATGACGATCTTGCCTGCATACAGTCGGTTAAGGTAAAGACAATGAGCAGTGATAAAGGATGGTCAGAAGAAAGAGAAGTAAAGTTAAATGATAAGATGAAGGCACTCGAACTTTTAGGTAAGCATCTTGGCATGTTCAAAGATAAGGTTGAACTGGATACTGATATGGAGCTTAATATTACAGTTGATTATGGAGATGGGGATAATGAAGAAGGTTAATATATTAGGAACTGAATACAGCATTGAAGTTGATGATACTCTTGAAAAGACAGGAATTGATGGCTTGTGTAAAGAATATAACAAGCAAATAACAATCAGGAATCTTGGTTCAATGTTGAATGATAATGATTCTACAGATACAAAGAAAATAAGATTTGAAGAAGTATTAAGGCATGAGATAATTCATGCTTTTTTTTATGAAGCAGGTCTTGAAGATTATAGCGATAATGAACAGCTTGTTGATTGGATTGCAAAGCAATTTCCTAAGCTTGAAAAGGCATTTAAAGAAGCTGATTGCTTATGAATATAAATATTCAGATGAACCCTTGTTTCAGGGAGGTTGACAGAAGCCATAAACGATACATAGTTATGAAAGGCAGTGCCGGTTCAGGAAAGAGCGTTGACACAGCACAGAATTATATTTTGAGATTGATGCAGGATAAGGGTCGCAATCTTGTATGCATTCGCAAGTCGGACATAACAAATCGTGATAGCACTTATGCAGAGCTTACAGGTGCTATATATCGCATGTTTGGAGATAAAGCTAATAGATATTGGAGTATTAAACAAAGCCCTTTGCAGCTTACATGTCTTGCTAATGGTAATCAGATAATATTTAGAGGTGTAAATGATGAAAAGCAACGCGAAAAGCTAAAGTCAATCACATTTCAAAAAGGCAAGCTGACAGATGTGTGGATTGAAGAAGCTACTGAAATCACACAAGCTGACTTTGAGATAATAGACGATAGATTGAGAGGTGAACTTCCACCAGGGCAATTCTATCAGATAAGAATGACCTTCAATCCTGTGAATAAGAATCATTGGATTAAGAGGGTCTTTTTTGATATTCCCGATAGTAATGTACTTACACATCACAGTACATATCTTGGAAACAGGTTTATTGACAATGCCTACAGGCAGCGTATGGAAAGAAGAAAACTTGTAGATCCAGAAGGATATCAGATTTACGGATTGGGAAATTGGGGAGAGATTGGCGGTCTTATTCTTCACAATTGGGAAGTTGCGGATATATCACAGAATCTGAATGATTATGATGATATAGCCATAGGGCAAGACTTTGGATTTAACCATGCAAATGCAATTCTTCTTCTTGGTATCAAGGATGATAACATATACATTCTGAAAGAAGTGTATGTATTTGAGAAAGAAACATCAGAGATTATACCATTGGCACAGGAAGCTTGCATTCCAATGAGCAAGGATATGTGGTGTGACAGTGCTGAGCCTGACAGAATCAAAATGTGGAAAAGTGCAGGATATAGAGCAAAGGGTGTTGATAAAGGCGGTACTAATGGCTCTGTTAAGGCACAAATAGATTGGTTAAAGGGCGTCGTTCGCAAAGATAAAGTTATCAAGCGAATGATAAAGGTGCATCCTTCCTGTGTTAATACGATAAAGGAATTACAGCAGTGGAAATGGAAGAAGGATGAAAAGACAGGAGAATATCTTGATGAACCTGTTGCTTTTCAGGATGATGCCATGGCGGCTTTAAGGTATGGTATTGAAAGATGGAGAAAGAAAAAAATGGTGCTTATTTAAGCTAAGTTTTATTGATAGGCTTATAAATCTATAGACAAAGCAAAAAAGTGCCTGTATGGTCGCACAGAAGCCGTACAAGTATATAGATATAACAAAGGAGCAGGACAAATGTTATCAATTGATGAGATAAGACAATTTATACAGGATGATGCCGCTTCTGACAAGAAGATGTTTGCAAAAAAAGGACAGGCTTATTATGAAGCGGACCATGATATTAAGCAGTACAGATTATTTTATTACAATGCGGATGGAAATCTTGTTGAGGATACGACAAGAAGTAACATTAAGATAAGTCATCCGTTTTTTACTGAATTGGTAGACCAATGTACGCAGTATATTCTTTCAGGAAAAGACGGTTTCATTAAATCTGATATTCCAGAATTACAGACTGAACTTGATTCATATTTTAACGAAAATGAAGATTTTACAGCAGAATTATCAGAAGTGCTTACAGGCTGTCAGACAAAAGGGTTTGAATACATGTACGCATATAAGAACGCAGAAGGCAGGTTGTCGTTCATGTGTGCTGATTCAATCGGTGTTATAGAGATAAGAGCAAAGGATACTGATGATAATACTGAATATGTGATTTATTGGTATATTGACCGAATTGAAAAATGGCATAAGAAAATAAAAAGGATTCAGGTATGGGATAAAGAAAATACATATTTTTATGTTCAGGATGGTGAAGGAAAGATTGAGAGAGATATATCAGAGCCAATCAATCCTAAACCACATACATTATACAAGAAAGGGAATGATGATAAGACCTATTATGATGGTTTTGGCTTCATTCCTTTTTTCAGGCTTGATAATAACAAGAAGCTGTTCAGTTGTCTTAAAATCATCAAGGATTTGATAGATGATTACGATCTACATAGCTGTTCGTTGTCAAACAATCTGGTTGACTTTGATACACCAATTCATGTTGTTAAGGGTTTTGAGGGCGATAATCTTGATAAATTGCAGCAGAACATTAAAACCAAGAAAATAATAGGAATGGAAAGTACGGACGCAGGGGCAGGAGTTGATGTTAAAACTGTAAATATTCCGTATGAAGCAAGAAAGATAAAGCTTGAGCTTGATGAGAAAAATATATACAGGTTTGGCTTTGGCCTTAATACAGCGGGATTAAAAGATACCGCAGCCACAACAAATATTGCAATTAAGGCGGCTTATTCACTTCTTGATTTAAAGGCAAATAAATTAATTGTCAGATTGAAACAGTTTTTTAGAAAGCTGTTGAAGCCTGTTCTTACTGAAATTAATGAAATAAACGGCACTGATTATCAAATGAAAGATGTTTATTTCAACTTTGAACCTGAAGTGATGAGCAATGCACAGGAAAATGCACAGATAGCATTGACAGAAGCACAGACAAGGCAGATAGAAATCAATATAATCATGAGTCTTGCACAGACATTGGATGATGAAACTGAATTGAAGTTAATATGTGAACAGCTTGACATTGATTATCAGAATATTAAGGACAAGCTTCCCAAAAACGAAGAACAGAAAACATTGACAGCACAAAATGTATTAAGTGGGGTTGTAGTAGATGAACAGCAGACAGAGGGAAATCTTACAGGAACAGCTTAATAATGAAAAGCAAGTTATAAAAGAACTTCATCAGGTGTTTAAACAGGCCATAGCGGATTGCAGCTTAAATATATCCTTATTATCCGCAAGGACGGATATGGAGAATATACAGACCATAGTTTATCAGCAACAGTATCAGAACGCAATCAAGGCACAGCTTGAGGTGGCACTTGCACAGCTTCAATCAGGTGAGTATGCAACTATATCTGATTATCTTACAAGGTGTTATCAGAATGGTTATATGGGCGTAATGTATGATCTTACAGGTCAGGGAATTCCTTTAATTATTCCAATGGACCAGCAGGCAGTTGTTAAAGCTCTACAGATTGATAGCAAGATTTCAAAAGGTTTATATAATCGTTTAGGTGAAGATGTATCAGTCCTTAAAAAGAATATAAGGGCAGAGGTATCAAGAGGCATAGTAAATGGTTCTTCGTGGAATGAAATAGGCGAGAAGATAAGCTTGGGAATGAACAGCACTATTGACATGTTTGGATTCAATAAGGCAAAGAATAACTCTATCAGGATTGCAAGGACAGAAGGGCATAGGATTCAGAACCAATCTGCAATGGATGCACAGGAAGCTGCTAAGAAAAAGGGAGCTGATGTGTTGAAGCAGTGGTGTGCAGCCCTAGATGGTAACACAAGACCTGCACATGCACAGGCAGACGGGCAAATCAAGGAACTTGACGAATATTTCATTGTTGGCGGTGAAAAGATGAAAGCACCTGGTATTGGTGGTTCTGCTGCCAATGTATGTAATTGCCGTTGTGCTTTGCTGCAGAGGGCAAGATGGGCCTTAAATGATAAAGAACTTGATACCCTGAAGGAAAGGGCTGAATACTTTGGCTTGGATAAATCAAAGGATTTTGAGGAATATAAGGCTAAGTATTTGGGAATATCAGAAGAAGAAAAGAAACTTGAAAAAGATTCCAATAGTAGTAAAATAAAAAGAGGACAATTAGACACAGGGTATAATGGAAAGATACCTGATGATAAGCTTGATGAATATAATAAAAAAGCATTTGAACAGATTAAGTTAGATACTGGATATTCTGAGAAAGAAGCAACAGATTTTCATAATTCTTTATTACAGTATTTTGGAGGAGATTATGAAGCAATTCTTTTAGGAGAAACAGAAAGTGCTCAAATAATTAAGACAGGAATAGCAAAAATGCCAGCATATGACGGAAGTATTTATCGTGGTATGACTTTTTCTAACAAAGATATAAAACAATTTGCAGATTTAAGAAAAGGAGATATATTACCACGAAAGGGAATTATTGAGAGTTGGACGAGTAATGAAAGGGCTGCAATTTCGTTTGGAGGGGCACGAGAATATGAAAGAAGTACAGTAATACTTGAATGTATAGATAACCAAACAGGAGTTGGTGTTCAACATATTTCAAAGTATGGAAATAGAGAAGCAGAAGTGCTGTCAAGTGCAGATTATGAAGTGATTGAAGTTGTTATAGAAAATAAGTATGAATATTTATCAAAGCACAAAGAACTTTTATATTTTCCTGATGATTTGGAAGAAGAGGGAAAAGCCATGAAGGAGAATATTGTATGCAGAATCAGAGTAAAAGAGAAGAACTAATAATTAAGCTAAAGAAGCTGAGAACTGAAAGAAGAAATGAAGTGAATGAAGAAAAGAGAGAAATTTTATTACAACAAATTCTAGAAATAGAAGATGAAATTCGAATAGAAGAATTTGATGGAGATAAAAATATAGGACGATTTAATTGCACATGAAATGGCACATGTAATGACGTTTCAGGAATGTGAAACTTATGGGCAGTTTATAGAACTTGAGGAAGAGGTTAGAAGTAAATTTATTAAGGGAATGTCTTTATATGCAGATTCTACATGGGATGGAGCGGAAACAATAGCTGAAGCATTCGTAAGATATAGAAGGGGCGAAAAGCTTCCTGAAAATGTTATTGACTTGTTAAAAACTTATGTATTAAGAGAGGCAAAATAATGGTTATATTTTCACAATGTATAGATTGCAAAAATTATATAGGTAAAAATGATGATGGTAGGCAAATATGCAAAGCATTTTTGAATGGAATTCCAGAAGATGTATTTTGGAATAGAATTGACCATACTAAAAATATAGAGAATGATAATGGAATCAAATTTGAAAATATAGAAAAATATTAGGCACTTTGCAGGCAATAATGCAGGGTGCTTTTTTAATGCAATTAAATACTTATGTTAATTGGGCCATGTTTTTATCATGGTCTTTTTTAATGCAAAGAAAGAAGGTAAATGCAAATGACAGAAAAAGAAATTATCTTGAAACAGATTGATATTTTACAGGCAAGACAGGAAACAGAAGGCTTGAATGTTGATGAATTAATCAGATTATCAACACAGATAACAACCTTATTGAGCTTGCTTGATAAATACAATACAAATACTGATAATACGGAAACGGCTACCAATAAGAATTAATATAAGGTATTAATGAAGGGAAGTGAGATTGAATGGCTTTAAGCGGCAGCGTAAGAGGAAGCGTTGTTGATGAACATTATTCGGCATGGGTTGATTGGTCAGCGTCGCAGGATATAGGCGGTAACACAAGTACAATTACGGCAACACTGTATTTTAGTTGTGATTGGGATATTGATATTGGCGAAAGAACACATACTATATGGATTGATGGTGAAGCTTTTGATATTTCAGATACACCGACAAGCGGAACAGGTACATGGAATCTTGGAAGTGTAAGCAAGACCATAGGACACAATTCAGACGGAACAAAAGCGTTTTCAATATCATTTTCGTATGATATGGGGGCCTGGATAAGAGGTGACTATTACGAAAGCATAACAGGAAGTGATTCATGGACTCTTGATACTATTGCAAGGGCAAGTAATCCATCACTTTCAGCTTCATTAGTTATTATGGGAAACAGCATAACTGTATATACGAACAGGCAGTCAACTTTATTCACACATACTATTAAATATGAATGGGGCAACAGCGGACAGGTTGAAATAGGAACGGGGATTGCAGACAGCTTTAAATGGACAGTTCCGTTAAATTTTGCAAATTCAATTCCAAATTCGACAAGTGGAACATGTACGTTTTATGTTAGTACATGGAGCAATGGTTCAGTAATTGGAACCAAGGCAGTGAGTTTTACTGTTACAGTTCCCACAAATATTGGTCCGTCATTATCATCAATAGCTTGCAGTGACCCTAATGGATATGCTTCAACATATGGAGCTTATGTTCAGAATAAGTCGAAGGTGAAGGTTACAGTAACTGCATCAGGCAGTTATTCAAGTACAATAAAAAGCTATAAGATAACAGCAAATGGAATGGATTATACATATAATGGTTTAACAACTGATGTTATTACAACTTCAGGAAGTAATACGATTAAGGTTGTTGTAACTGATTCAAGAGGAAGAACAGCAACAAAGACAACAACAATCAATGTTCTTGCTTATTCATCACCTGTTATCTCGGAATTATCGGTTTACAGATGCACATCCAATGGCACGGCTAATGATGAAGGTGCATATATGAGAGTGACATTTAAGGCTTCAATTACTGCTTTGAATAATAAAAACGGCAAGAAATTTGTTCTGCAATACAGAAAGCAGAATTTAGCAAGTTATACAACACATACAACATATACAGGTGCTTATACATGGAATTCAAGTGTAATCATAGCAGCTGATATTAATAGTGCATATGACATACAGCTTGTTGTCACGGATAATTTTGGAACTACTGCAATGGTTATCCAAGTGTCAACAGCTTTTACATTAATGGATTTCAGAAATACAGGAAGAGGAGTTGCTTTTGGTAAGGTATCTGAACAGGACGCTTTTGAATGTAAATTAAAAGCAGTTTTTTCAGGAATTGTTGAGGGAATATATCCTGTTGGTTCAATTTACATGACAACAGTAAGCAAAAATCCGTCCGCATATTTCGGTGGAACGTGGGTTGCCTGGGGAAGTGGTCGTGTTCCTGTTGGGGTGAATATATCTGATACTAATTTCAACACAGTTGAAAAGACAGGCGGCAGTGCTGCTATACAGGCACATACTCACAGTATTCCTTCATTAAGTGGCAGTACAAACAGTGCAGGCAGTCACAGCCATAGTTTACTTGCAAGAATACAGCAGGTTGCAGATAATTGGGGATGCGTACAGGCAGACGGAAGCTACAGTAACAGTTCAACAGGTGAATCATATGGAGATACACAATCGGGCGGATTACATTCGCATACAGTAACAACAAAGGCATCAACATCAGGGTCAACAGGTTCAGGCAACAGTGGTAACCTACAGCCGTACATCACATGTTACATGTGGAAAAGAACAGCATAGATAAGTTAATCATGCACTCTTCAAAGGGTGCTTTTTTATATGCCCAAAAAAGCGTTAAGGCAAAAAAACTGTCCGCAAATATTCCCCTGCTATGGAATCAAAACTGGCACAGTGCTTCACATAGTTAGAAGCAGGAAAGGAAAAAACATGACATTAGAAGAATTGTTGGGAGCAGACCTGTATTCACAGGTTCAGGCAAAGATTGACGAAGTTAATAACAAAGAAACCGACAAATTAAAGCATGTAAGATATGCGGATTTGTCAGAGGGTAATTATGTCGGCAAGGGTAAATATGATGCTGACATTGAAAAGCTCAATACGCTTATCAGCACCAAGGATTCAGAGATTGCAAATGCAAATAAGCTTATTGATGATTTAAAGAAAACATCTAAAGGCAATGAAGATATGCAGGATAAATTCACACAGTATGAGCAGAAGAACGCACAGCTTCAGGCAGAGTTGCGGGAAACTAAGATTAAGTCGGCAATCAAGGTTGCACTTATGTCTGAAAAGGCTGTTGATGTTGATTATCTTACATATAAGCTGAATGAAAAGCTGAAAGAAAAGGGTGAAACCTTAGAACTTGATGAAAACGACAATATCAAAGGCTGGAATGATAAACTTTCGGGTTTAAAAACACAGTTCCCGACAATGTTTGAATCAGCTTCATCAGACGACAAGAACGATTATAAAGTTCTTGATGAGAACAAATTAAAACAGGGTGATGTTTCAGACACATTAACAAAAAGTGAGTTATTAAAAAAGCCATATGCGGAAAGGGCAAGAATCGCACAGGAAAACCCTGAAGCATATGCGGCGGCAATGAATTCTTAAAAAAGAAAGGTTAAAAAGGTGATATTTATGGGTACAGTTACAAAGTTGAATGATGTTATTAATCCACAGGTCATGGGTGACATGATTGAAGCAAAAATCACAGCACAGGCAAAGCTTACGCCTTATGCAAAGGTTGATACAAGTCTTGAAGGTGTTCCAGGAGATACAAAGACAGTTCCTTCATGGAATTATATCGGTGACGCACAGGATTTTGACCCTGAAAACAGAACAGGAGCAGAGATTGACACAACAAATCTTACAGCATCAAGCACGACATTCACAATCAAATGTGCGGGTAAATCGGTTGGAATTTTACAGACAGCTATTAATTCAGGTCTTGGCAATCCAATCGGACAGGCTGAATCACAGCTTGCAAAGTCTATTGTCGGTAAAGTTGACAATGATGTGCTTGAAGCAGCATACACAGCACCAATTACAGTAAATAAGTCAGACTCTCCAATCGGATATAATGCTGTTGTTGATGCGGTTACTAAATTTGAAGATGAAGAAGATGGAATTGATAAAGTTATGTTCATTCATCCGAAGCAGGAGACGACTCTTCTTAAAGATCCGAATTTCTTATCTGCTGATAAATTTCAGGCAGGTGTAGCAGTAAATGGAGCTATCGGCAAGATTGCAGGATGCTGGATTAAGAAGTCTAAGAAGGTCAAAGAGGTTGCGGCTGTAAATGCTGTTGCAGGAGTTTATACAATCAAGATTGATACAAAGGCGGCAACAGGTGACAAGATTATTGTAAATGGCGTTGCGTTTACAGCAGGAACAGACTTTTTATTAAGCACTGATACAGCAACAGGAAATGCCACAGCATTAACAACAGCTCTTAATGCATCAGAAAATGAAGCACTTTCATGCTATACATGGTCTTCATCAGGCACAACAATAACAGCAACAGAGGATTCAAGCAAAGAAGGTTCAGGACTTCCGACAGTGACAACAGAAGGTTCAATGTCAGTTACTGTGGCAACTACAACTATGGGGGTAGCGGCTGCTTCTGCGGCTTTCTTATGCCCTGTTATCAAAATGGAAGCTGATTCATCTGAAACAGAGTACACAGAAGATGAACTTCCTGCATTAACTATTTTCTTAAAGAAGAATACACAGGTAGACCATGAATGGTTTCCAAAGAAACAGCGTCATGACATTACAGCCACTAAATACTATGGTGTTGCACTTACAAATGCGGCAAAGGTTATTCTTGCTAAATTTGGCAAGTAATTGAAAGGGTGTGTTCCCTTATGATTATGAGCATTGATGAATTAAGGCAGTTTATAACAACAGATAAGACGGATTTAGTGCTTGATGCACAGCTTCAGGCACTAGAGCTGTTAATCAGGAAATACACAAATAACAATTTTCAGGATAGAAACAGACGGTTTAAGTGTGATGTATCATCCATAGGTTTACTGTATGCATCAACCTTATTCAAGGTTGGTGACACTGTACAGCTGTCTGAATCAGCCTTTAACAGTGGTTTATATACAATTGCAAGCATTGATTTGGAAAATGGCTGTATGGGATTAAATGAAGCCTTAACGGATGAATCAGATGTGCTTGTTACTAAGATATTCTATCCAATGGATGTAAAGATGGGTGTTGTGGATATAATCAGATGGAAATTGAAAAATGAGGACATAAACAGCGGCGACACGTCAAAGATGAATATTCAGTCAGAAACACTCAGCAGACATTCAGTGACATATGTACAGGATTCCTCTGAAACTGATATTGATGGTTCTTTTGGAGTTCCTAAAAAATATGTTGCGTTCTTAAATGCTTATAAGAAGGCTAGATTTTAATGGGGTGTTTGTATGAGAAAAAATAAAATAGGCGGTAATGTTACAGCTGTAATTCAGGTTAATACAGGCACAGCTAAAGATGCAACAGGTTCAAAGGTTAAGAATTGGGAGACTGCGGATACTCTCACAGGTTTTATAGACCTTCAGACAGGTGATTCAAGATATACAACTTACAATGTCAAGATTCAGGAATCAACACATGTTTTTGTGGCGGATTATAAAGAACTTGACAGCAGAATCAAGGCTGAAAACAGCAGAATTCTTATAGGTGGTAATATATATGATGTAAAGGTTATTGACGACCCCATGAATTTACATAAGCATCTTGAAATATACCTTTCTTACACAGGAGGGCAGTGATATGTCGGAAGTTGTGTTTATTGATAATAGCATGAATGTAAGGGAAGCCATATCGGATGCAGCACTTGCATTTTTAATTGAAGCATCAGGTGAGATTCAGTCAGAAACAATAAGAAATACACCTGTTGATACGGGTCAGCTTAAAGGCTCATGGAAATATAATATTAATGAATCAGAAGGTGAATCAACTATTGGCAGTGAACTTGAAAATGCAATATGGAATGAGTTGGGAACAGGTGAGTGGGCTGTTAATCATGATGGAAGAAAAACACCTTGGTATATTCCTGTAGACAGCTATAAAGGGAAAAAGAAGCCTACATTTAACGGAAAGGTTGTTATTGTATATGGCAAGAACGGAAAAGCTTTCTATAAAACAAATGGCAAGAAGCCGCATCACACGTTGCTGAAAGCTTTTGATGATAAAAAGACACAAATCATCAAGAGAGCGGAACAAATATTCAGCAATAAATTAAATGATTGAGGTGAAGATGTGACGATTGAAGTATTAGGCATCATAGATAATCTGCTTTCTGAAGCAGGCATCAATTATGAATATTTAGAATGGACTTCTGATATGGTTTATCCTTATTGGGTTGGAGATTATCAGGAAGTAGAGCCTTTAAGTGAAGATGGCATGTGTGAATCCACATTCATTATGTCAGGCTTTACAAGGAGTACTGCTTTGGAATTAGAGCAGGACAAAGAAAAAATAAAAAAATTGTTTGATGAGACATCAGGGAAATTGGTCACTACTGACAGCGGTTCAGTGGTGGCTATTTTTTATGCAAATGCTCTTCCTGTTAGGAATGAGAATATGGACTTAAAAAGCATGACAATTAATCTAAAAGTTAAAGAATGGAAGGGAGAAAAAAGACATGAGAAAATCAGGAATTAACAGCAATACACCTAATGACTTTTTACTTGGAGCAGGTGTTGTATTCAAGAATTTTAAATATGTATATAAAAAGGTGGAAGCTTCAGGTGGCGGTTCGGGAACACAGCCAGAGGGTTCACTTAAAATTGTTGCAGACGGTACAACAGAAAAAGAAAATGAAATTCAAATTGGTAAATTAACGCCTGGCGTTTCATTTATTGGAATTGATACAAGTTATACAAAGCCTGCGGTTGGTGATTTTGTAGTGGGAGCCTGGACTGATGATGAGGAGCATGTTCTTGGTGCCACAAATGGTGGCAATAAGCTTTCAATTGTTCCTGAAATAACACCAATTGAGGTTGATGGGGCGACAGTTGAAATCAAAGGTCTTAATCAGAAAACAGGTGAAACAGGAACACTTGAAGTTAATCTTGCACAGCATACAGTTGAGTCCATTAAACGTGCAATTGTTGGAAAGGAAGCAGACAGCTTAATTAAGGGATATACACAGATTGAGACTAAGTCATTGATTGAGTTATCAGATTATCTTGATAACATTGCCTTTGTCGGAACAATGACAGATGGAACAGAGATTATTGCAATCTTAGAGAATGCAATATGTTCTTCAGGTCTTGAACTTGATAACAAGAACAAAGAAACATCTGTGTGTGCAACAACATTTAAGTCTACGGCAGATTTCAAAGGCGGTGTATTTGATAAGCTGCCTATTTACATTTTTTATCCTAATAAAACCACAGCAGCCTAAGAAGGGAAGTAATAAAGCATGATTGAAGTAACAGAAAAAGAAACAATGGAAGAAGCGACAGCGGTTATTATAGAAAAGCCATACATATTAAGACCTATTGAAGCAGATGATCTTGATTATCTTGCGGGAATTATTGACAAAATCGGAATTGATAAGATTGCGGAATGTTTTGACAAGAAGGAAATTAATAAGCTTATTGACAAGAAAGAAGATAGTGAGGACTTAATCAAGGAAGTCGGCATTGATTTAATGGTGAAGATTGCTTCAATTATAGTTAAGAATTACAGGGTTGCCAAGAGTGATATATATTCACTGCTGGCCTCTGTGTCAGGTCTTACAGTTGATAATATTGCACATTTGAAGCTTCCTGTGTATGTGCAGATGATTATTGATGTATTTAAGCAGGACGGCTTCATTGATTCTTTCAGGGTTGCTTCTTCATTACTCGGATAGGATATATTGAATTCATGGGCTTGTTGTATGAAAGATACACAAGCCCCAATGAATTGATTAACAGGATGCTTAAAACAGGACGTTTCTGTGACTTTGTAAAGCATGTTATTAAGCGAAAAAATGAAGAAGCTGAAAAGGAAGAAGATAACAGATTGTGGCTGGCTTATCTGTCAAGCGGTTCAGGAAAGAGCTTTGCGGTATGGAAGAATGATTTGTTTGTCGAATCACGACCTGTATTACAACAGCATAACAGAAACAATCTGTCAATGACAGATGCAGAAGTAAAAGCAACATATAATAAAGCAAAAAACATATTAAAAGATTTCAAAATATAGTATGAGCAATGAAATTGAGGAGCATCCCTTAGGGGGTGCTTTTTTAATACATAAAGAAATGGGGTGAACCTTTGGAAATATTTAAACTGCTTGGAACAATCGCAATATCAGGTACTGAAAAAGCAAATCAGGATATTGATAAGACAAAACAACATGGTGAAAAATTAGCAACACAGTTTAATAAAGCGGCAGATGAGGTTGCACAATTTGGTGTGAAAGTCGCAACAACAGCGGCAACGGCTGCAACTGCGATTGGAACAATGGCAATTAGATCAGCGGCAGATTTTGAAACAAGCTTTGCAAAGGTAAGCACGCTTCTTGACACAACCTCACTTGATGTTGAAGCATACAAAAAGAAAATTATGCAGGTATCTTCTGATATGAATGTTTCAACTGATGAACTTTGTGAATCTATTTATCAGGCTATTTCGGCAAGCGTGGACCAGGCAGATGCAATTGAATTTACAACCAAGGCCATGAAACTTGCAAAAGGCGGTTTTACAGATACGGCCACAGCAGTGGATATTATGACAACAGCCATAAATGCTTATGGCATGAGTGCATCAGATGCAGAAAGCATATCTGATAAGCTGATAATGACACAGAACAAAGGTAAAACTACGGTTGGAGAATTGGCTGCGGCTATGGGTAGAGTTATACCCGCTGCCAATACGTTTGGCGTGTCTTTGGATGAACTGTGTGGATATTATGCAACAATGACAGCCAATGGTATTGCCACAGCAGAAACTACTACATACCTGAACAGTATGATTAAGGAGTTAGGCACAGGAAGTGACGTTCTTTATGGACAGATTGAAAATGCCACAGAGAGTATATTAGGCGAGAAGAAGAGTTTTCAGGAGCTTCAGAGTGAAGGCTATTCCGTACTTGATATAATCGGTCTTTTAGGTCAGTACAGTGAGCAGACAGGAGAAAGTATTATTGGAATGTTCAGCTCATCAGAGGGCGGCATGGCGGCACAGGTACTTGCAAATAATATTGATGGCGTAAGAGTAAATATTGACGCTATGAAGAATAGTGCAGGTGCAACGGAGCAGGCTTATGAAAAAATGGCTTCAACAGCCACGGCATCATTTAAAAAGATAAAAAATCAGGTATCTAATATGTTTACCGAACTTGGTAAAAAGCTGATGCCTACAGTTGAGAAGCTGCTTGATAAGGTAGAAAAAAATCTACCTAAAATTCAGAATCAAGTAGATAAATTAGGACCCACTATTGAGAAAGGTCTTAAAAAACTTGAACCTCTTCTTGACTGGCTTATAGATGATGCTCTTCCAGGAGCGGTGAAACTGCTGGGATTCTGTATTGATAATTTTGAGTCACTTGCGGTTGCAGTAGGACTGACAGTTGCGGCGTTGAAAACAATGTCTATAATCACAACAATAACAACGGCAATTAAGACATCCACAACAGCAATGGGAGCTTTTAATGCGGTTATGGCGGCCAATCCTATAGGATTAGTAGTTACAGCACTTGGTGCATTGGCAGTTGCGATTGGTGCAGTGGTATTAAAGGGAAAAGAAGAAACTGAGCAGGAAGATGAAAGAATTGTTAAATTCAGGGAAGAACAGGAAGAAAGACAGGCTAATATTGATAAGATAAATGATGAAATGAATGCCATAGACCAAAAGGCACAGGCAAGCCTTAACGAAATCGGCAATACTGAAAGGCTCTATAAAGAACTACAGACATTATGTGATGAACAGGGTAATGTTTCAGATGCTGACAAGGCAAGGGCTGACTTCATCCTTAATCAGTTAAATTCTGCACTTGGCACTGAATATACAATGACAGGCAATCAGATTGATAACTATAATGAATTGACTGATTCGATACATAAGGCAATTGAAGCAAAAAAAGCAGAAATTCTTTTATCTGCACAGGAAGAAAAATATAAACAGTCTTTACAGGAACTTAGTGATGCGGAGCAGGAAGCATATAGCCTTAAAAAAGAATTAAGTGAACAGAGGATTGCATGTGATAAGGCAGAAGAAGAGTGGAACGAAGCACAAACAAAAGGCAGAATATACGGATATGAAAAACAGTATGATGCAGCCAAGGAAAAGTTTGAAAAAGAAAAGACTTTACTTGATGAAAAGCAGGCGGCATATGATAATTCGGAATCACAGCTGAAATCATATTACGATAATATCACTATGTACGAGGAGGCATCATCATTGATATTCCAAGGTAAAACAGATGAAGCCATTGCCCTGCTTGATAAAAAGAATCAGGCACTTAAAACAGCGGCAGATGTCGCAAACGAGACAGCGGAAGAACAGCGTCAGACATTGGAAGAACAGAAAAATGATGCACAGGGATATTATGAATATCTTAAATCACTATATGATAAATCATCTGATGACCAGAAGAAATCTATTAAATCGAGATTGGACGCTGCCGAAGAGTACGCGAAAAATGCGGCAGAAGAATATGAAAAGGCGGGGGCGAGAGCCGTAGAAAGCTATGAAGAAGGTGTTGGAAACAAGCAGGATTCTTTATTTGATAAAATGCGAGGTGTATCAAAGTTGGCTGTTGATGCCGCAAGGGATGAATCAGATACATCCTCAATAGGTGAAAACATGGTTGAAGGTATTAATAATGGTGTTGAAAAGAAATCCCCTTCTTTATTCTCAAAACTGCGGTCACTCATGAAGAGAGGCATATCAGCGGCACAGGATGAAGCGGAGATTCATTCGCCTTCAAGGGCTTTTGCAAAAAAGGTTGGTGCATTTATTCCTTCAGGTATCGCAAAAGGTATTGAAGATAATGAAGAAGATGCTACAGAACCAATTGAAAAAATAGTTGATAAAATGGTTCTTGCAGGAAGCGGTTCGGTTAATACGAACAACTACATACACAATCCTGCACCGACAATTAACGCATCTTTCAGCAGTACTGCCATTATAGACAAGATTAATCAGCTTATAGATGCAGTGACACGCAAGGAGGACAGCAAGATATATCTTAATGGTGATGTTCTTGTCGGTGAACTTGCACCCGCAATGGATGCTGCACTTGGAGATATAAGCACAGCGAGTAGGAGAGGACAATAAGATATGAATGGTGTAACATTCGGAAGGTATCATTCCTATAATGATTTTAATTTAATACTGACGGGAAAAGAGATTGGAAGTGCAGTAGTTAAAACAAATTATGTTGATGTAGACGGAGCACACGGTCATATTGATTATACAGAGTATTTTGGGGAACCTAAATACAGCAGCAGATCATTGTCCTTTAAATTCAACACGATTGTTAATCAATTTGAGTTTCTTACTTTGTATTCAAAGATTCAGGACGCACTTCATGGAAAACGTATGAAGATAGTGCTTGATGATGATTCTGGTTATTATTACATGGGAAGAATTGAGGTATCAGCTTTCACTAATGATAAGAACATAGGACAGATAAGCATTGATTGCACATGTGAGCCTTGGAAGTACAGAAAAGATAAAACGGTTATAACAAAGGATGTCAGTAGTTCGGCAACAATTACCCTTGTTAATTCAAGGAAGAAGGTTGTTCCATCCATAACAACAACTGCTTCAATGACAATAGTTTATGATGGTATATCAACAACTGTTAATGCAGGAACTTTTACAATTCCTACATTGGAACTTGCAGAGGGGAACAATTCCATAATGGTGACAGGAACGGGCAATATTACTTTCACTTATCAGGAAGGGGGATTGTGATGAGAATAACAGCTTTTAGTGATGATAAAAGAATATTAGATACATCCCTTGAACAGCTTAAACTTATTAATCCAAAGATAAGTCAGGAAGATAATAAGGTTGGATCATTCACATTTACAATCTATCCCGACCATCCATATTATAATTTCATAGACAAAATGAAGTCTATAATAACAGTGTATGAGGAAGGAATATCTGAACCGTTGTTCAGGGGCAGGGTGTATGATGAAAAAACAGGTTTTTATAATGAAAAGCAGGTTTCCTGTGAAGGGGAACTTGCTTTTTTATTGGATTCTATTCAAAGACCTTATACATTTCCTGATAAAGAAAAAGGGCAGAGCGGAACACCAGCGGAGCTGTTCATACAATATATAAACAACCATAATTCACAGGTTGATGAAACAAGGCAGTTCAAGATTGGAAATATCACAGTAACGGACCCGAACAATTATATAGTAAGGTCAAACAGTGATTATGTGAGTACATGGGATGAGTTAAATGCGAAGCTCATTGACCATCTTGGCGGCCATTTATGGGTGCGGCATGAATCAGACGGAGTTTATATTGATTACCTTGCAGATTTTGATGTATTGAGCAATCAGATGATAGAATTCGGCAAGAATCTTCTTGACTTGCAGAAGAATATTAAGGTTGACGGATTCGCAACAGCACTTATTCCACTAGGTGCAAAGCTTAAAGATGAAGAAGGAAACGAAACAGGTGAGAGATTAACAATCAAGTCTGTTAATAACAATGTGGATTATGTGTATAATGCGGAGGCAGTTGCCCAATATGGCTATATATTTACTACAAACACATGGGATGATGTAACACTCGCTTCCAATCTGAAGACTAAGGGGCAGACATATATTGACAATGTGGCACAGTTTGCGGCATCTATTGAAGTAAGTGCTGCTGATTTGAATGGTGCAACTATAGATGGAGAAGTTGCAAGTGTGAACAGCTTCAGGATTGGCAGATATGTAAAAGTCAATACAAAACCACATTCCATTGAAAATCAGAAATTTATTATAAGCAAGCTGACAAGGGAACTTTTAAAGCCTGAAAATACTAAGCTTACACTTGGAACAACATATAAGACACTTACAGAAAAACAGTTATCACAGGCAGAGCAGCTTAATCAATATGTGCAGACGGTAAGTGAACAGGTTAAAAAGAGCGGAAAAGGAATTAAGGAAATTGTTGAGTATTATCTTGTAACGGCATCCTCAAGCGGCGTGACGCATGATACAAGTGGATGGATAACAGACATTCCAACAATGACAACCACTAATAAATATCTGTGGAACTATGAGAAGATAACATATACAGATAATTCTGTTGATAAACAGACGCCAAAGGTTATAGGCGTATATGGAGACAGCGGAAAGAATGGCAGCAAGGGAGAAAATGGAAAAGACGAAGTAGACGGAAATGGCATAAAAAGCATAGTTAATTATTATCTTGCAACGGCATCTTCAAGCGGTGTGACAACCACGACAAGCGGCTGGAGCACCACTGTTCAAAATGTTACTTCAAGTAAAAAATATCTGTGGAATTATGAAGTTGTAACGTATACAAAAGGCAATCCGACAACCACAACACCTTGTATTATCGGGGCTTATGGAGATACAGGGGCAAAAGGAGACACAGGGAAGGGAATTTCTTCAATTACCGAACAATACTATCTGTCAACATCAAAAGATGCAACAACAGGTGGTAATTGGATTGAATCAGCACCTAAATGGGAGAATGGCAAGTATATATGGACAAGAAGCAAGATTATGTATACAGATAATACAACCATTTATACAACGGCTGTGTGTGATTCTTCCTGGGAAGCTGTAAATGATTTGCAAATTGGTGGAAGAAATCTTTTGTTAAATACAGCAGATTTAACGAAGTGGACATGTGAAGATAAAACAACTGTTGTTAAAGATGTAGACGGATTTTTTAAAATATTGACTACGCAAAAGACAAGCTGGTTTAGCATATATCAGACGGTCACAGCAGTATCAGCAGGTCAGACATATATGTTATCGGGTTATAACAAAAAAGGAACTAAGGCAGGCTATGTTGTTATAAGGTATTACAAAAGTGGAACAGCAAATATTCTCTTACAACAAAATGTTTCGGCTGGGCGTTTTACAATTAAATTTACAGTTCCAGCGGGAGCAGATTCTAAAATAAATGTATACCTTGGATTACAGCCAACAGCAAGCGGAGATTACACGTACTTCAAATTGCCAAAGCTCGAACTCGGCGACAAGGCAACGGACTGGATGCCAGCACCTGAAGATGTAAATTCTGCAATAGGTTTAAATGTTAGTGCTGTTGATATTTATTATTATTTGTCAACGTCTGCAACAGGACTTGCTGGTGGAAGTTGGAACACAAAAGCACCTACATGGGTAAATGGTAAATATATATGGCAAAAAACTGTAACAACGCTTGCAAATGGAATTAAAACTGAAACAACACCTGTATGTATTACAGGGGCAAATAACACAGCAATTCAGAGCAACACAGAGCCTGTGGATAAAACCCTTATGTGGCTTGATACATCAGCAGAGCCGCCTATATTAAAACGCTGGAACGGTACGGCATGGGTTGTGGTGAATGATATAACAAATACAATCAATCTTCTTGAACAGAGGTTCACAGCGGATATAAGCACGTCTGAAAAGAATATCAAGCAGACATTAACTGAAAGCTATTATACAAAGGATGCGACAGACAGTCTTGTAAGTTCAGTGAGTTCTTCTTGGGAACATACAGCAAAAGGCTTTGAGATGCAGTTTGACAATATCAGCAAGAATCTTGATGATGTATCAAACAATGCGGATACAAGATTTCAGGAAATCAGCAAATATATAAGGTTTGTTGACGGAAATATTGTTCTCGGTGAAGCTGGAAGTGAATTAATTTTGAAGATTGCAAATGACAGAATATCGTTTTTGCAGAACAATACAGAAGTTGCATATTTCAGCAACAGAAAGCTATATGTTACAGATGGCGAATACACAAACAGCTTACAGCTTGGCAAGTTTGCTTTTATCCCGAGAAGTAATGGAAACTTATCATTCAAAAAGATTGTGGATTAAATATATTAAATGGCATCTGAAGGGATGCCATTTTCTAATATAAAATTTTGCGACACACTTTATAAAAATTTTATATTTTTTGAATGCCTTTAATGTAAAACGTAATGCGTATCTTGTAAAAATAAAATTCAACAGCATTATAATTAAATGTTATAAAACTTTACAAAACGTAGGAAACAACAGGGTTTACAAGCTTTTAATAAAGTGATAAGGTGAGCATACGATATATCGAAAAATAATTTTAAAAACCTCTTGATTTTTGCCCGACATAATATATAATACAATTATGCCCGACAAAAGTGAGGTGAGAATATGAGTCCAAGGACAGGCAGACCAACTAACAATCCGAGACCTAATAAATTAAGCATACGAATAAGTGATGAAGATAAAAAGATATTAGAAGATTATTGTGAAAGGGAAAATATAAATAGAACTGAAGCAATTAGTCGGGGAATTAAGAAGTTGGATAAAAAATAAGAACAATCGTTGCACCTACCACAGCACTAACGATTGTTCAGGTTAGAAGTTACCTTCTGTAAATATTATAATGCAGATGGAAACTTCTTTCAAGTAGAATGAAGGGAGTATTTTTATGCAGTCACCACAAACAATAGAAATCAAAGGAATTAAAGTATTAACTACAAAACAGATTGCAGAAGCGTATGGAGTAAAGCCT